GGACAGCACCGGCGCTTCCGGCGCAGCCATTTCATCGCGCAGCACGGTGCAGACGATCTCATAGGGGATGTAGCTGTCCCGCGCGAAGGTCGCCCGGAACTGCTCCACAACCACGGTGAAGAAATAGGACCCGAACATCAGCGGCACCGGCTCGCCGCGGTTCATGATCTCCCGCAACGCCCGCTCCCGCACCACCGCGGTCGGGCCGAGCATCACCCCGGCCCATTGCAGCGGCTCGTCATCGCGCCCCATGACATCGATCACCCGCGCGCCGCCGGGGATGCGATGGATCGCCATCTGCTGCCGGCCTGCGATGGCGATGCTTTCCGGCACCTCGAAGCGATCAAAGGCGAATTCGCCCAGCACCACCGCCCCGGACAGGCCGAACAGGGCAAGCCCCTGCTCCACCGTCCGGTTCGCCAGCGTGGCAAGCCCGACGCCCTGCGCGATGCTGAAGCTCATTGTGCGACACCCATCCGCGGATCAAGGAAACTCGGCCCGGCCGGCGGGCGCGCGGCCCGCGCCGCCTGTTCCTGCGTAACCGCGGGCGCCAGCGCGCCGGGGTTCACAACGCGAACATCCAGCGGGCCACTCGGCGTCATCATGGCGCGCGGCACCGGCGGGCGCGGCAGCATCGGACCGTCATACCCCCGCGCCGGGTTGCCGCCGGGCCCGTAAAGCGGCCCATTCGGCACCAGATCATTCGGCATCGCGCCCGGAACCTGTTGACCCGGCAGCGCCGGAAACAGCGGCGTCCCGCCCGGCATTTGGGGCCATGCGCGCACTTCACCCGGTTTCCAGAATTTCAGCCATTCGGGCACCAGGTCGAGCGCCGCTGCCAACGCAGTGATGCCTGCCGCCACCGCCAGCAACCCGCCCACCGGGCTCGCGAGACTGGCCATTGCCGCCACGGCCCCCACCACGGCCGCCCCACCCAGCACGACCATGAACGCCCCGATGCCCGCCGAAACCGCCGCCAGCGTCTTCACCGCGTCCGGGTTCGCCGCGACCCATTCCGTCATGTCGTGAAGCTCCTTAGTCAGCATCTGCAACAGGTCGATGGCCGTCGGCACCATGGCATCCCCCAGCACCTGCATCAGGGTCTGCCACGCCGCCGAAAAGGCTTGGATATTGGTGGTCAGGTTCTCCCGCATGAGCGCGGCGTATTGCCCCTGGAACCCCTCCATTCCGCCGGCAATTTCCCGGCTGCGACGAATTTGAGGCTCCGAAGACAGAATTTCCGCCACCAGCCTTTGCGAAGTCTGCCGCCCGAACAGCCGGAAGATCGCCGCCGTCGAACTGATCCCCTCCTTTTCCGCATAGGCCTTGATCTTCGCCTCGCCTTCGCCGGCCAGGAACGTCGCCGGGTCACCCTCCATCGCCGCGAAGCGCCGCGTTCCCGACGGCGTCACCACCACCCCGCCGGACCGGCCGGAGGTCCAATCGCCGGCCTTCAACATCCCGGCCGCGGTCAACGCCTCGGCGGTCTGCTTGGTCATCTTGCCGCCGATGAACTGCTGGAACAGCGAGGTCAACGCCGTGCCGGTGCGCTGCCCGCCCATGGTCGACGCCAATTCGGCCATGTCCAGATACGCGCTCTCCGCGCTCATGGACCGGAACGGCACCGAACCCTGCTTGATCATGCCCAGCAGGTCGCCGGATTTCAGCATCCCGCCCTGAATGACCATGGCCTTGATCGCCATGTCCAGTTCCGGCTTCAACGCCTCCCAGTTGATGACCTTCTTGCCATCCTTCTCCGTCATCAGAGCGCCACGGATGTCGGCCATCTTCAACAGGTTCTGCGCGATCGTCTCCGGCGCCTCCTTGGTGTAGAAGCTGGCGACATAGGCCGCCTTGGACACGTCCGGCAGCAACTCCGCCGCCAATTTCGGATCGCCGAGGATACCGGACACCTCGCGCTGCATCGCCACGCCCTGCGCCGCGGTCGTGGTCGGAGTGGCGCGGTTGTTGGCGATCGCCGCCGAACGGGTCCGATCGATCGTGGCCGCGAAATCGCCGCCCAGCATCTTCATCCGGCTCAACTCGTCATTGAGCGCCCGGCTCGCGCCCACGATCGCCCACATGCCGGACAGCACCGCCGCCCCGGCCAGCGCCCCCATTGCCGCCACGGCAAGAACCTTGGTTGACGCAAGGTTCTTGTTGAGCGCCGAAACCGCCCCGTTCACCTGCCCGAGGTCGCGCAGCATCACCCCCAACACCTGATTGGTGTTGGATGTCATGGCGATCGAAACACCCACCTTGAACACGTCGATGATCGTCAGGGCACTCCTGAAAAGATGGCCGGGCGCTTGCCCTTCGTGCTAGTCCCGATCCATGTGGAAGCACCCGGACCCATTCGACGATGGCGGAACGCCAATGTGGCGCGCCCGCCATGCCCGCATCATCGATGCCGCCCCGCCGATCACCCGCCCCGTCGCCTTCGCCCGCGCCTGGTTCCGCCGCACCCCGCTGCCGCGCCTGCTCCTGCTCACGCTGGCCCTCGGCTGGGGGCTGCCCATGGCGATCTTCTGGGGCGGCATCGTCGTGATGGCTGCCGCCGGCATCAACCCTGGGTAAGCCGCTTCGCCACCCCCGGCCCAACCAGCGCCCCCAGCGCCCCGCTTGCCAATTCCTTGCGCACCTCCGGCAGTTTGCGCATCAGCGCCCCGCCAAGGAACGAACGCGGCGGGATGGTCTTTGTGCCCAACTCCTGCCAAACCGCCTTGTCGCTGTTGCTGCCGATGACAGCCACATTGCCCTTGACCGCATGGCCGATACTGGCGCGCATGTCTCCGGTGCGCAGAAGCGGCTCATCCGCCGGAAACCCCGCGCGCACGCGATCCGCCTGCGTCGCTTCGGCCAGCGGCGCCCATGCCGGGAACGGCGGCGCGGCGCCCTGATAGGTGCCGATTTCGCGCTTTGCCTCCGCCTCCACCACCTTCGCGGCGCGCGTGAGCGCGGCATTCTCCGCCGCCTTCACCGCCATCGCCGCCCCGGCCACGCGGGCGATGAACTGGCCGAGGTTCATGGTCTGCGTCATCACCGTTTCCGCCATTGCCCAGTGTTCCAGTCGAAGCGCCCGCCCTCGAATTCGGCCAGGATCACCACGAAAGCCGCCCGCTCCACCTCGTCCAGGTCATTCGCCACGTCCCACGGAACGCCGTTCTTCGCCAGAAACAGCACGTCGCGCAGCGGGGCGCAGTCCGCTATGCGGCGGGCGGCACCAAAGGGCGGGCGGCATCGCCCTCCGCTGCCGCCTCGGCTGCCGCCAGCACGGCATCCATCAGCGATTTGTGGTGCAGCGCCACGGCCATCATGCCGTCATCCCCCAGCCGATCGATCGCCGCATCGATCATCCGCTCATCGCGCGGAAACGGCAGCGGAACGCCGTCCACCTCCGAAACCCCGGCCGCGGCCTGGACGATGTTGACATAGGGCGCGTTGCCCGACTGCTCCGGCCCCATGGCGCGCAGCAACCGGACCTGATCCAGAACCCGCAGCGGGCGCAGCACCAGCTTGCGACCCTTCGCGTCGGTGATGACAGTCGGCTCGCTCATACCTTGAGCCTCCGATTGGCACGGAAGCCGATCTTCTGCATGACCTCCGCGTCACCCCGCCACGAGCCGAGCTCCGGGAACTCCACCGAACATTCGGTGAACTGCCAGGTCGAAATCGCCCCGGTCGGCTCGGTCACATACAGGAACACGGATGCGGAATAGATCACCCCCGCCGTGCGCCACGCCGCCTCGATCAGCGCCATCAGATCGTCGACTCCGGGCCCGTGTCGGGCGGCATCGAACGATCCGTTCCACCCGTCCGGCAGCGACGCGCTCAGCCGCTGCCCGTCCAGGCGGCGGACGGTGATCTGCGAAAACTCCGGGTTCGCCATGAACCCGGTCACGTTGGGAAGCTCGACCCGCCCGCCGGGCGCCAAGGGATGCACCAGCACCACCGAGGCGTCGCGGCCGATGGAAACGCTCATGTTCCCCTGGTTCACCGGCATGTCGGATACTCCCTATCAGGCCGCAACCGGGCCGCTCGGCGTGGTCTGGCGGGCCACGGCCACGGTCTGGCCACCCTCCAGGTTGATGATGAACTTCTCCGCGATGGCCTGGTATCGCACCTGCACATCCGCTTGGAGATAGCCCAGCGCGGTTCGCGTGGCCGGGTTGTTGGAAGCATCGCAGATCGCCGCGAACGGCACGGCGCCATCGATGCCGGTCGCCAGCATCCCCTGCTGCTGCATGTTGCGCAGGAAGTCCAACAGCGTGGCCTTGACCTGCTGCATCAGCGTCAGGTTGATCGGCCGCCCGATGTAGCGCCCCATGCCGCCGTTCAGCGTCGCCGCGATGTAGTTGGTCATGCGAGTGTAGTTGTCCCCGGACACCGCGGCATTGCTGCTGCTGTTGTGCCCGGCCCGCACGCCCCAATAGGCACCGCCCGGCTGGGGATTGGCGATGACGTCGATCCCGGCGAGAAACATCGTCTGGAGCTCGGCGTTGGAATAGACCCCCATCAGGTTCCCGCCGGGGATGCCCGATTTCTGCGACCCGACCACCCCATACAGCGGCTTGTTCAGGCTCGACTGTTCCGGCGACAGGTTCGCCAGCCGCCCGGCGACGAAGCCCTGCGGCGACACCAACCGCACGATGCCGGCGGTGGGGTCATTCCAGTAGATCCAGTCCCCCAGCATCAGCTTGCTGGCGTAACTGTCCAGCCCGGCGGACACCTTGGCCGCCACGGCGCTGGAAATCGACTCCGACGCCGGCCCGGTCAGGATCATGTAGATGCCCTCGGCCAGGCCGAAGGTGTTCGCCACGGTCCACTGCGCCGCCGTGTCCAGGTCGGCCAGAAGCCCGATGCTGCACCCCTGCCCGCGCAGCGCATACATGCCGGTGCGCGGCGCCGTGTCGGACCCGATGATGGTGGCGGCGCTGGCCGAGGAAGCACCATCCGCCCCGCCCGACAGCGTGTAGGTGGCCGAGGCGGGCGACGTGGTGCCGACGCCGGCCGCCGCGGTGATGATCTGCGACGCCGGCCGCAGCGGACCTTGGCCATTGTTGATCGCGTTGGCGAGGTTCACCCAGAACGCGTTGCCGCTGCCCGTGATGTTGTCGAACGTCTCCGGCACCCGGCCGGGCAGCCCGACCACCGCGCGATAGGAGCCGGCCGCCGATCCGGTGCCGACCG